AAGCTCAAGCACTTATCGACGAAATAAACTCTATTTTATCGGAGCTTCAGAACGACCCTGACATCGAATACAGCGCAGACGATTTGAAAGCCCGTATTTCTGAACTATTAGCAACGCAGGTTGCTGAAATGGAAAATAAGTTAAAAAATACTTTCCAAATCAAAAATTCAGTTAATAAAGACAAGAAAGAATTACAAAGATTGTTCGTGACAGCGATGAAAAACTCTTCTGGGAAAGGCAAAGGAGCATTTGCTTATGAATTTAACGAAATTTGTGTTAAAAATGGTATTTCTGGGATGCCTTCTATTCTGGAAGTATTTCCTGAAATTCAAACAAAGTTTGAAGAAACGTCAATTTTATCAAAATTACGTAAATTGGGAAAATATGCTTTACAAATTCCTGTTTCTTTGCAAGAAGACAACGTGGAAGATGTTAGAGCAAAAGGGCATGCAGTGTTAACAAATGCAAAAGTTGACCAAAATTTGGTAATAACTCCTAAAACATTGTCGCTCGGTGCTATCTATAAGAAAATCAGCGTTCCGAAACTTTTAAGCTATCAGGTTCAGGATGATACCGCTCTTTTCCAATGGCTTGTGGAAGAACTGATTGCGAGAATCGACAATGAAATACAAAGGGTTATCCTTGTCGGAGATGGTCGTGCTTCTGATTCTGCTGACAAAATTAACAGTTTTGAAACGATTGGAACAAAGACCGCTGCCGACTCTTACACTGTTTACAAACAATTAGCAGGTGTTTTACCAACGTTAGCAGGTGTTAAAAGTGTGATTGACCAGATGGATAGGAGCAAACCGATTTCGATTTATGCCAGTCCTGTATTAATCACATTATTAGAAACTTACGTAGCTGCAACAGGTGGGAGCACAACTTACATTCAAGATTCAGTTTTAGCTGACCAACTTGGAGTAAGTGAAATAATCAGAACACGGATGTTAACTACAACTATTCCGACGACTGCTACTTTAAATCCCGTATTGATAGCTATCCAGCACGACAATTACGGTTACGTTGGAAGTGATTTGTTTTCAGAAAGTTATGAAAAATGGGATTACAACGCCGATGTTTTCCTCGCCGAAATTTTCGCTGGTGGTGGAATCATCAAGCCGATGTCCACTGGTTTAATAACTGTAACAAAAGCCTAATAATGTTAAAAACGGCAGGGTCAAACCTGCCGTGATTTACCAATGTATAAAGTAACGTTAAAATATGATTACATTCGTAAATTAGATTTTAACTTTGTGATTTACAGAAAAGGAGAGGAAATTTATCTTTCTGACACCGACCAATTTGTTAACATTATTAAGAAACAACAAGAAATTTTCACAATTGAAAAGCTATGACGGCAGCCGAATACATTGCAGCGGGTTATGAGTTATCGAAAAATGTCGAACAAACCATCATTGACAAAGCAGAAAAAGACGTTAAAGAATGTTACATTTATCCAATTTTGGGAGATGGAGCAGATTTAACAAATTTTAAAGCTGAAGTTATGGGGCTGGCATTCTGTATGATGTTAAGACGGCAAGCGAATAAAACTCGATATGGCGTTGAATATAAGTCCAATCCATACGGAATTCAAGCCAATGCCGAAAACCTTATGAATGAAATAGCAGGCATTTCGTTACCAATTATTAACAAACTTAAAAAAAATTCAACAATCGATAAACCAAAAATTAAGGATATAATCGACTGCGGATATTACATTTTTTAACAAACTTAAAATTTACAAATATGGCATTTACACCATGCAGCAGTTTAGCGGGCAATATCGCCAGCGACTGCACTAATCCACGCATCAAAGGCTACGAATCTATCGGGCTGATATTCAGGAAAAAAGACGTTCAGACTTCTGTTCTTGACGCAACGAATAGCCGAATCATAAAAAATTTAACATTTCCAGCATCACCTGCGAAAAGTGTAGGAATTATTTACAATCCTCGCCAATCACCAGCCCATTTTAACGGAACGAAAACAGAATTTCAGCTGGAAAGCAACCAATTTAAGAAAACCGTTCAATTCTACTATGAAGGCATGGGCGGATATAATTCATTTAACGTTGTTGAACCGTTAAAAAATATGAATGACTACGTCATCATTCTTGAAAGAAAAGACAAGAGAGGCGACGGAAGTTATCAGGTATTCGGCTGGGAATCAGGACTTACCGCAACGGCACAAGTCTATGATGAGGAGACTGGCTATTGGTTGATAACAATGGAATGTGAAGAACCGCACTCGGAATTAACACTTTTTGACACTAACTACGCAACAACGAAAGCTAAATTTGAGGCATTTAAAGCGTTGAGTTATTGATTAATGAACGTTAACATGTTAAAAAATGAGCATGTTAACGTTGTATTTAACAACCTTAAAAAATTTAAACTATGTCATTCACACCCTGCGGAGGCATAACTCAAAATATAAGCAACAATTGCCAGCCTCGAATTAAAGGTTTTGAGCAGTTGGGAGGAATTGTTAACAAAAAAGATGCATATGTAATTGCTGAATCAGGAGAAATTGCTTCTTATACAATTTCCAACGGTTATCCTATTTACCAACTTCGCCAAAATCCCAAACCATTTAACGGCTACAAATCTGAATTTCAACCTGATACAAATCTATATAAAAAGACTATACAATTCTATTTTGATGGCATCGGAGCAGCAAATGCAAAAAATATCATAGATTCGTTAAAAGATAATGAATTTATGATTGTTATTGAAAGAAAAGAAAAGTTATATTATGGAAATACTTGTATTTTCATTGGTGTTCAAAACGGTTTGCATGTAACGGAAATGGTAGAAGATGAAGAAACAGGATATTGGTTGATAACAATGGAAACGGAAGAGCCAGCGGGAGAAATAAGTGAAGTATTTTTACAAATGGAATTATTTGTTAATGGAGAATTAATTGAAATGTAAAAATTATTTAACAATGGAAACGAAATTAAAAGAACTTTTTAATAAACCAAATTTAACAATTGAGGACAAACAATTCATAAAAGATTTGAGTACTCAATTGAATGTTAAATTTGTTGAAAGAGAATTTTGCTCGGACTGTTACAAAGACCAAATCATGGTATTGTTAAAAGTTTTAACACAGCAAAAAATTGACAATGGAGAGATTACTGCCGACTATGTTTTGCGACCTGATATTGACGTGATTTACAACGGTTTACGTATAAATAATGCAACGTTGACAAACGATATTGCAGAAGAATTTTTGCGAATGGGCTTACGGCATTGGTTTATGAAAGTTAAAGAAAGTCAAAATGCAGTTGAACAAACACCAACAAAGTCAAAAAAAACAAAAGTTGTTGCTCCTGAAACATCAACGGAATCGGAAACGGAAAATAAGACTGAAAGCGAAACAGCCGACAATTCAAATTACGACAATCAAAATGCCGACAATTCAAATTAAAATTAATTAAATTTAACAACCTTAAAAAATTTAAACTATGTCATTCACACCATGCGGAGGCATCACTCAAAATATAATTAACAATTGCCAGCCTCGAATTAAAGGTTTTGAGCAGTTGGGTGGAATTGTTAATAAAAAAGATGTTGATTATTTTGCAATTCTTAATGGATATACCGATGTACTTTCAATGTCCAACGGTTATCCTATTTACCAACTCCGCCAAAATCCCAAGCCATTTAACAGCTACAAAGTTGAATTTCAATCAGATACGAATCTTTACAAAAAGACAATACAATTCTATTTCGATGGCATCGGAGGAAAAAATTCTAAAGAAATCATAGATTCGTTAAAAGATAATGAATTTATGATTGTTATCGAAAGAAAAGAAAAGTTAAATTATCTTAGTAATCATATTTTCATCGGCGCTCAAAACGGTTTACATGTAACGGAAATGGTTGAAGATGAGGAGACTGGATATTGGCTAATAACAATGGAAACGGAAGAGCCAGCTGGAGAAATAAGTGGAATTATAGATATGGAATCATTTGTTAATGGAGAATTAGTTGAAGTATAAAAATTATTTAACTTATCCTAACAGTACGGCAGACGCACACCGTAAGAACTACCCCGCCGTCATTTAACTTAAATTTAACAATTAATGAAATACTTCACGATTGATGAGTTCATAAGGTCGGAAGCTGCGAAAAAGTTAAAGATTGATAACACTCCGACAAAAGAAGCGATTGAAAACTTAAATGCTTTGGTTGACAACCTTTTAGACCCGCTGCGTGAGTTATACGGAAAGCCAATTTTTGTTAATTCAGGTTACAGAAGTCAAAAGTTAAACAAAGCTATTTTCGGAGCACCAAACAGCCAGCACATGACAGGCGAGGCAGCGGATATTGAAGGCTTTGATAGAAGTGTTAAAGAAAATAAAAAACTTTTTGAATTAATTAAAAATTCTGGATTGCCTTTTGACCAGCTTATCAATGAAAGCAATTATTCATGGGTGCATGTTTCGTATTCAAAGAAAAAGAATCGCAGACAAATTTTAAATCTTTAACATATGAGAATAACCGAAAAGACAAAATTTTCCGATATTTCTACAATCCTTGCCGTTTTTCCTGAAATGTTAACGGAGTTAAAAGAAAAGATAAAGGAAAATTTGCCGCTTGAAACTTTCGATTATTTCTCAATGACAATCAGAGAATTTCTTGAATTACAGGAAAGCAAGATGCCTTCAAAGATTGAAAAAATGTTAAAAAATAAAAAGTTAACAGTATTTGAATATGTTAAAATTATTAATACTTTTGAATCTGGAAGCGAGCAATTGACAAAAATTATTGAAGCTACAACGGTTGAGCAAACGAAAGAAGAAAAAAATGCAAGCGCTGGATTGTTAAATTTATCACCCGAAGAATCGATTTTAGATTTTTTAAGAGATTATTTCAATTTGCACAACTATGAGGAAGCTCAAAATTTAACACTTTATGAGTTTGTTATTGCCCGCAAAAATTATTTTAACAGAATAACATTTGAGAAAAATTTGCAACAAATACAAATTGATAACATTAATAAAAAATAATTTCTTTTTTCATTGTTAACTAAAGTAAAAATTAACTAATTAAATCTAATTTAAAAATGGAACAAATTGTAACATTAATCTTAGCAATTATTTCGGTTGTGGCTACAGGCGGGTGGTTTGTAAACGCAAAAACGAAAAAATCGAGCGAAAAAGTTGACTTGACAGACAAAATTTTACAGAAATATCAGCAAGGAGTTTTGTCGGTGATGACTGATAATCACGAGGAAATGAAAAAATTAAACGAAAAACTCGATTTAATTGTTGAATTTTTGGACGGCGATTTCGTTGAATTTTGTACACGAAAGCGTGATGAAAAAGGTAGATTTGTTGAGACAAAATTTTTGAATAAGAGAAATTTAAAAGAAAATAGAAATGAAACAGAAAATAATTAAAATGTTAAATTATAAGTTTTTTTTAATTCTGTTAACATTTATTTTTGTCGGTTGCAAAACGCAAAAGAGCATTCAGAGCACAGAAAAAACAGATAATTTTAACAGTTCGACGCAAATTAACAATTCAAAACAGATTGACAGTATTTACATTTTTAAACACGATTCAATTGTGATTCAGCAAAAAGGCGATACCGTTTTCAGCACTAAATTTTTAACAAAAATAATGTATTTGAATAAGTTAAAAGTTGATACAATTGTTAAAAAGGACACGGTTCGGAAAGAAATTGTTAAATATGAGGAAAATATAATCGTTCAGAAAGTTAAATTTTTAGATAAAGTGAAATATGGTTTTATTTTTTCGTTAATTTTGTTAACTTTGTTTATAACAATTAAAAAACTATGGGCTTATTACAGAAACTTAAAAATATAATCGAAGGTGCTGGGTATCAATTCCTTTATGACAGCAATAACGGATTGAATGAATTATTCGACAATGTAGAATTTCCTGAAAAAAAATCTGTAATTTATGTTAATTTGTTAGGCGGTACAAAGTTAGTAGAAGGCATCGAAAGCGGAAATATCGCTTTATTTTTTTGCAGAAAGACGGATTTTGACTTCGATACACTTGAAAATGAGAAGATTATTCAGGAGTGTTTGTATGATGCAAGGAGTTTGGAAATTTTAATAAAGCGAGGTAATGTTTTAACAATTTCAGGCGAATTGTTAATTGAAAGGTTTTACGACAATTTTTCTGTGAACGTTACGGGTGTGGCTGTAAATGTTAATTTAAGTGAAACGGTCGGAATGACTGAATGCCTTGATGGAAGTATTTATGTTGAACCCGAACCCGAACCCGAACCCGAACCCGAACCCGAACCGTAAATTTAAAATTATTTAAAAAATGGACTTGAAACAGGAAATAGTTAACATTCTTTTAGAGGCTAAAGATGAAATTATTTCAAACATTGACACGGAAGGAATAAGAGCGAGCGGTAAAACTCAACAATCGTTAAAAGTTGTCGAATATGAAAACGGAGTGCGGCTTGTCGGAGGTGGTGGTGATGCTGCTCCGATTGAGACGCTGCAGTATGGTAGAAAAGCTGGTAAAGTACCGAAAGGTTTCACGGAAATAATTGTTAAATGGATGGAAGATAAGTCAATAAATGTTAAACAAGTACCTTACAAACGAAAACCGTCTGCAAATTGGCAACCGAAATACACGGTTGAGGAGCGAAGTAAACGAATTGCTGCTGCTTCAATTGCAAATCACATAAAAAATTTCGGAACGTTAAGATATAGAAACAATAATTTAAACGTTTATACTCCCGTTGTCGAAAAAGTCAAGGAAAAAGTTGGTAAAATGATACTTGCGAGCATACGGGAATCTTTGAAATAGTTGGTTTCAGTGGAAAATTTATTTAGAAAAAATTTTTTCTAACAATTTTTTTCAATTTTTTAGTGAATTTTCTAATAAATTGATTGTCAGATACTTGAATTGTTAAAAACAGTTAAGTAATTGACTATCAACATTTTATAACTACTTGAAAATAAATAAATTAGAAAATATAAAATATTATTATAAAATATATATATTAGTAAGTATTTATAAGCTTTCTGAAATGAATTTTTTTTCTAATTTTTTAGGAAATCACTGTAATTCACTGAAACTTAATAAGTTAATCAATTAGAAAATTACTCAAAAAAATAAATTTTTAAAAAATGGCTAAAGAAACTGTAATAATAGACGTTGAAATAAACGAAAATGAAGTCGCTGAACGTCTCGGAAGTATTTCAAAATCAATTTCAGACCTGAAACAAAGAAATTCTGAACTTAAAAAAGAGTTAAAATCAGGTCAGGGAGACTGGGCGGCTAATAGTGCCGAAATAGCTAAGAATGAGGCGCAAATAAAGATTTTAACATCTACTCAAAAATCTTTAGAAGGTCAATTAACTTTAAATTCTGTTAAAAACAGGGAGTTCGGGACTACCTTAAAAGAACAATCGACTGAATTAGCAGTATTAAAAAATGCTTACGCTTCCTTAACGGAAGAGCAGAAAAAATCGGCAGCTGGTAAAGATTTGTTAAAAAATATTCAGGAGCTTGATAAAAGTGTTAAAGAAGCGGATGCCTCAATCGGAAATTTTCAACGCAACGTCGGAAATTATCCGAAAATTTTTGACTTATCGACTACGACTTTAGGAAAGATGCAACAAATGCTTGTTGCGCTGGCTGGAAGTGCTTCGACTTCGGGGCAAATGATGACAAACATTTTTAATAATTTAAAAAATGTTATCGTTAACGTCGGTAAAGCTTTTTTAATGCCACCAGTTGCGGTAATAGCCATTATTTTGTCTGGGATAGTACTTGTTGCTCAAAAAGTATCAGAAGCGTTTAAAAAGAACGACGATGCCTCTACACGACTTCAACGCTCGATGGCAGTCTTTCAACCTACTTTAACATTAGTTGGGAAACTTTTTGATAAATTAGCAGTTGGGATAAGTTACGCAGTTGAATGGATGGTTAAATTGATGGATAAATTTTCTAAAATTAATCCTATTATTTTAGCATTTAACGCAATTTTTCCAAAAACGGCTGAAAACATGAAACTTGCAAAAACAACTGCACAGGAGCTTGTTACGGCAGAGGACAATTTGGAAGAAATGAAAAGGAAATTTGCAGTTAACGAGGCGGCAAGGAATGCCGTAATAGCAAGAATTACGAAAGAAGCACGTGATAGTAATAAATTATCCGCAGAAGAACGTGAAAAACTGTTAAAAAGAGCTGATGCTTTAGAGTTAAAAAACCTTGAGGACAGAAAAAAAATAGCAGCAGAAGAGTTAAGAATTTTAATACAAAAAGCTAAACAAAACAATGACACATCAGACGAAATGCAGGATAAAATAGCTCAGGCAACTGCCGAAATGTATCGGGCTGAAAAAGAATACTACGATGGTACTCAACGACTTGCGCAACGGCAAATTGCTGTACAAAACGAGCTGGCAGAAGAGCGAAAACGAAAATCGGAAGAGGCAAGGCAGCTTTATGAAAAATCGTTACAAGATGAAAAGGAAAGACAAGAAAAGTTAAAAAGTATCAATCGGGAATTAGAAGATGCCGTCTGGGAAATGAAAAAAGACGGCATGGAAAAAGAAAAACAATTGCTTGAAATACAGACAAGACGGGAAATTGAGGACATTCAGGAAAGGTTAAAAAATGAAAAAAATTTAACAAAAGCTGCAAAAGAAAATTTAACAAAATTAATCGAACAGTTAAAAGAAAATCAAAAATTAAAAGAAAAGGAAATTGAGGAGAAATATTCAAAAGAACAATTTAATAAAGAAATTGAAAATGAACAAAATAGAATTTCTAAATTACTTGAAATAACTGTTAAAGGTTCTGAAAATGAATACAATTTAAAGGTTCAACAAATTGAACTGTTAAGAAAGAAAGAGTTATCCGACACGACTTTAACAGAAGAGCAAAAGAAACTTATTAATGATTACTATGATAATCAGGCACTTGAAGCTCAAAAACAACTTTTACAGAAAAAACAAGAGCAGTTACAACTTTCAATCGATAATGAATTTAACTTAAAAAGATTAAATTTAACAGACAATGAGCAGCAGCTGGCTCAACTTGAACTTGACCAAGCAAATTTACAATATCAAAATTTGTTAAATTTAGATACGCAAACAAAAAATGCTTTGTATCAGAGCGAAGAGCAGTACACCGCTGCGGTAATTGCAGCTAAACAAAAAGTCATTAATGCAGATAAAAATGTTAAAAATATTGCGATTCAGACTTCACAAGCGCAATTAAAATCGTTAAGCAATTTTTCAGGAGCTGTTTCACAAATTTTCACAACATTAAGCGGAAACGATGCGAAAATGGCTAATTTTCAATATGCTTTAGCATTATTTAAGATTGGTTTAGATACAGCGGCAGCAATAAGCGCCGCAACGTCATCGGCAACAAAAGGAGACCCCTATACTATTCCTTTGAGGGTGGCAACGGCAGTTGCATCGGCAATTGCAGCGATGGCATCGGCAACTAAAACGTTAAAAGAAGCTAAAAAACCTAAAGAGCCGACTTTTGAATATGGAGGAATTGTAGGTGGAAATTCATTCACGGGGGACAAAATAACCGCCCGTGTCAATTCTGGAGAAATGATTCTGAATCAACGGCAGCAGGCAGAATTATGGAAAATAGTTGCTCAACCTACAATTGTTAACAAAAACACTTTTGATTACGAAACATTAACAAATTTATTGACAAATTCACTTTCTAAAATGCCGAGTCCGATTTTGGATTACAAGGAATTTACGGAATTTCAAAACAGATTAACAAAATACAAGGAATTTACAACCATTTAAAATTATTTAAAATGAGAACTTATTCGGATGATGATTTTGATATTATTTATCCTGATGAAAGGTGTTATTCATTGGATAAACAATTTTTAACAATAAAATCTAAAAATCAGTTAAAAACTAAAGTTAAAGTTTTTGATTATGATTATTATTTCTATTATGGTTCTGGGCTTCCGTCTGTTTTAACTATTGATTTATCGGACTTTATGAATTATTACGCCAGTGGAGAAATTAATATTTATGATGAAGATGAAAATCTATTGTTAAATTTTGAATATAGCGTTTTGCAAGGTCGTTCAATAGATTTTAACATGTACGTAGGTGGTGATATAAGAGTAGATTGGTTTAACAAATTTTATTTTTCGTGGTTTTTTAAATTTGCTGATACAATTTCATTTGAGCATTATAACAGAACAACTCATGAATGGGATGTTTTAACAACTGATTTATTAACAACTGACGATTTTAACTTTTATGAATACATTCACATGTATTATTTAGCAAATGAAAAATTTAGATTTGTTAAAGAGTATAACGATGTAACAGAAATAATTAACATAAATTTCATTCCTTTAGTAGAAGGAGTTAAATATAAGCTGGTACATTGGAGAGGTGAGACTGGAACAATGAAATCATGGTTCTTTGAAGTTGTTGAAAGTGAGTACAAAATAACAAAAGGATTGAATTTACAAACCGATACAAACGGCTACAGAAGTTTAAAGAATAAGCAGGAAAATTTAACATTCATTGAAAGAAATTGTAATTTGCAGCGGATTAAATACCTTCGGGATATACTTTTTTCAGAGGAAATTTATGTGATGGATGAATCAAATGTAGTTGAAAATGAAGTAGTAATATCAGGAAATTCAGTAAAAATCAAAGAGAAAGAAAACATTTTTCAGGACTTTCAGTTTACTGTTAATTTTAAGAAATACGACAAAATTTAACAATCAAAATAAACTTTAACATGTTTAGAATAAGGATAAATAATAAATTTATTGAGCTTGAAAATGAAATTGAATTGTCTTTTATCTTTGAAAATCAATTATTTTCGAGTGATATAAAATTGTCCAGAACAATAGAGTTCACAATTTTTAACACACCTAAAAATGCAGCGATTTTTAACTATGCTAACAATGTTGAATTTGATGGTTTTTTTGTTAGGACAAGCCATAATGCTGAATTGTGGTTTAGTGGCGGGATAATTCGTGGTTTAATTTTTATAACAAATTTTAACGACAATAAATATAGTGCAACGTTTGTTTACGGTGATTTGCTAAAATTCAAAGAAATAAAAGATGCAGGAATAATTAAAAATTACTTAAATTTACAAGATTCGATTTTAACAAGTCAAAGCGGAATTATTAAGGCTGGAGGTAGTTATCCTCCTTATATGTATTATTTACCTTATGATTTTGCATTTTACAATTACGAAAGCAATGTGCAGGCAAGCGAAAAAATGGCTGGAAAAATAAACATGTTCCCGAGTGTTAAATTATATTATCTACTGCAAAAATGTGCCGAACATTTTAACATTAATCTAAATTTTCCTAATTCTGATTTTGAATATTACGCTGGAAATACGGTAATAATTTTAAATAAAATGCAGATTGCGAGCAATGTAGCAATTACTAACATTCAAGGAGATTCTTTAACAGATTTTACAATTTCAGGAGACGCTGAAATAAATACTTACTTTTCAAAATCAAATTTAAATTTCTATTTTTACGAGCAATACACCGATTCATACGGCACCGTACGGTACAGGATTGTTAATAAAGCATTAAAATGTTTAACGGCAAAAGTACCAATGTTAATAACCTTTAATAGTGATTTTTATTTTGCTATTCAGAAAAGTAATTCTGCGTTGAAAAATTTCGGCACTGTTAATTCTCCACGCTTTACAATACAAAGCGGTGATTCACTTTATATTAACAAAGGAGAATCATTTCAATTTATTTTAACAAATTATTATACTTTTGTTCCGAGACTATTCGGGAATGATTACTATACAAGTGTTAATTTAAACCAAAATTTAAACAACATTAACTTTGTTGCGAAATGTGAAGATGCGATTGGTTTACAATATGGTGATTACTTTCCGTTAAACGAAAATTTGCCAGATTTAACATTTATTGACTTACTTAAAATTTTTGCGAACCTTACAAGTACGGCGATAATTTGGAACGAAGAGATGCAAACAATTGAATTTTTCAGGTATGATTTCGACTTTTCAAACCAGCTTGATTTAACAGAGAATTTAATTTCTTTAAATTCAGTTAACAGATACTTGCCAGATTTTGCTCAGAAAAATAACATTATTTGTGATTCAGAGGAATATGTTAGCAATTCTTTTAAATTCAAAAAGACGTATAGAATTGTTAACGAGAATTTAGAAAAGGAAAAAGAATTTTACAAAATTCCTTTGAACGATGGAAATAAACAAATTTTTGACAATTACGAAAATATTTTTGTTGATGATTTTGAGAAACAGTCGAACGGTACATTTAAAGTAAAAGCGAAAAAGGCGACAATAGCGAAACGAAATAATTCTTATTCGCAAAAGCTCGCTCCGCTTTCCGATTTCTATGTAGAATATCCGACTTACAATAATAACTTCTTAAACTTACTCGAACAATCGACTATTGTCGAAGCGAAAGTGAGAATGTATCTTTTTCAATTTTTTCAACTAAACGAAAAAACAATTATTCGTATAAAAAATACAAGTTACACAATAATAACAGCTAAATACAGTAATAATAATGTAACGCTTACTTTAGCAAAATTGAGATAGTTCTGTAATTGATTGATTTTCAATTAAGTAATTCAATTTCTTAACATTCCAGCCGTGAATTTAACGAACTTTATCAATTCACGGCTAATTTTTTAACCTTATTTAATACAAAAAAATTGCAAAGTGCTATCTTTGTGTGTTATCTTTGTAACGTAATAATTAAACAATAACAATTCAGCCCTACCGCATCACGGTGAAGCGGGAAAATATGAAAACAGAAAAATTTTACGTAATTGAAGATAGAGGGTGTAACATAAGATACACTCGCTTTACAGGCACAAAAAAAGAGTGTGCCGATTGGATTAAAACACACTGTGAATTGTCGCAAATAGGCACATATATCCCTTTTGAAAACGAATTTGAGGATAACTCAAATTGGGATTATGCAATTATGGATTCTCAGGGTTATTTTGTTGAATGAATTTCATCGGATGGGAGAGCTTTGTTCTCTCCCATCCGATTTTTATTTTTCGCTGGTCAAACAAGGTCGCATAACACTATTTCCTTGTCAGGCAACGGCGTGATGCTGTCGACCGAATCGACCCTGACAAGCAAATTACTAACTTTAAAAATTACGATTATGGAAAAGAAGATAATAGGTTTCGCTAACGTGTATTACACGTTGTGGAACGTAAGAGAAGAGACAGTTTACTACACAGCACCATCGGGGGCTATGTTTCCTTCTTACGTAACGTATTACTACGATTACGTGAAGAATATATCGACAGACTTAGAAAAAGTAAAAGCACTCTACCCAGACACAGAAATCGACTATGAGCTTAAAGGTACAAGTTCTTTCGTAATCGAAAAGAAGGACGTCGACCTTACACCAGAAATCCTGAAATTCGGAAAGTATGCAGGAAGGGACGTTAGAGAGATTTGCAAAGAAGACCTTAATTACATTATCTTCTGTATCGAAAAATGCGGTACGAAGCACAATAAAGCCCTTCAAATCGCTTCAAAATCGCCAGAATACCTCGAATACATTGCTTCTAAAAAAATGGCTTTAGAGGCAAAAGTGGCATCATTTAAACCCTTCCAAAATGGCAAGTACAAGCTAACGCTCCCACGTAACCCGAATAGCGACGGAGAGGTGTATATACGTATTACAGATGGTCAAACGCTCGTGTTACAATTTCGGGATGTTAAAAGGTGTATGTATAACGGAACAGAATACTATTTACCGATTTTCAAAGATGGCAAATGCAGGCGGGTTAAGGGTATAGAGATCGAGTACGAGCTCGAAATAGAAGTAAATCATCTAAATGAGGAGATGGGTATATGCTACCAAACCGCTAATGTAATTAATTAATAATATTTTTCCTTGTCAGGCTCAGCGTGATGCTGTCGACCGAATCGACCCTGACAAGCAAATTACTAACTTTAAAAATTACGATTATGGAAAAGAAGATAATAGGTTTCGCTAAAATTGCAAAGTGCTATCTTTGTGTGTTATCTTTGTAACGTAATAATTAAACAATAACAATTCAGCCCTACCGCATCACGGTGAAGCGGGAAAATATGAAAACGAAAATTTTAAACAAAGACGGAATTATTGCTGCACTTAGACAGTTTGACGAAGGAGTATATGGGTATTCTTTTGATTTTGATGACACTGAATATTTGTACAATCGCTTGGCTGAAACAGCTAAAGAATTGGGCTATACTGCAGAAGACTTGATTATTGCAGCAACAGAAGGATTTTAATCTAAAAATTGTCAGGCAACGGCGTGATGCTGTCGACCGAATCGACCCTGACAAGCTAATACTAACTTTATTTATTAACAAATTAATTTTGTGATTATGAACTATTTAAACGATTTAAAAACATTAGCTGAAAGAGCATTTTATTGGACGTCTTTCGATTCACGAGGTCGTGCTGAAAGAGTAATAAAAGAGCATGAAAATATACTTTCAGATGACCTTGAAAAAGTTCCTGAATCTGAAAAAGAAAATTACATTAACAAATTTAAAGAAAAACTTGCAAGCTGGCTCGCAGCTGAATCACGATGCGCATCGTCTGCGGTTGCTGGAGCTTCAAAATTTAATGTTTATAAAGCGCAGAAAGCTAACGATATAGCGCACAAAAGATACGGAGAATTTTTGAGCTGGCGGGAATGGACACTTAAAAAAATTGAGAAACAAAAAGAAATTAAAAGCATAGAACAAGTTGGAAGTGAAGTAATTGAGTTTAAAAACGGTAAAATAATCAAAAATTTTAACATTAATAGACTTCAATTATCTTTCAACAATAAACCATCACCTGAATTGATTAATCAATTGAAACACAATGGTTTTCATTGGTCGCCTTCCAACAAAGTTTGGCAAAGACAACTTACGGATAATGCGATTAGAGCGACAAATAAACTTTTATCTGAAAATGATTTAACAATTTAAAATAACTTAAAATGAATAAAACAGATTTAGAGAATTTGAACGGATATTTATATGAAACATTTAAGAATAGGGTAAGATTGAACGAAAATCTTGATATTGAGATTAATTATAATACACGTCTAAATTCAAAATTGGAAGCAAAAATAATTGTACCTGAAAAATTTAAAACAAGTTATTTAGAATTTTGTGAATTTCTTTTGAATAGCGATGTTATAAGTCAAATCATTACAACACTTTATCAATTTTACATAAAAGATTTAGAATCTTTAAGAGAATATAATAATTAACGTTTAAAATTAAAAGTTATGGAAGAAGAAAACAAGCTAACCCCTTTAACAATCACATTTCAGATTGTTAAAAATTTGGGAAATTATGAAACTGTTCGCTTCGGTATCGAATACGAATTGAACGGCACACCGCCAGCCGAAGCCTTTCGGCAGGCTGAAATTGAAGTCGAAAATGCTTATAATGAATTGAAAAAAACGTTTAAAACGTGTAAAAATTCCGAAAATGTGAACGGAGAAAATTTAGAAAATTCTAACAAAATCAAAAGAGATTTAGAACTTGATTCTACTGAATTTAAAAAGCTGCAAACAGCTTTGAAACAAGGACTTGTAAACATGAATGAAATCAACGAACATTACAATTTAAGTAAAGAAATAATCGAAAAATTATTGAATTATTAACTTTAAAAAAAATTAACATTATGGAAAGATTTGATTACAAGAAAAGAATTGAAGAAAATTTCAGGCGATTAAATGCAATCGTTAAAATGTTTAACAAATTTGAATTTTACGATTTGAAGTGCAATGTTTCTTTAGTACAATTACAAGGTACTTATAAGCCTGAAATAGTTTCTTTTTCGATGAAACATAAATTCACAATTTCGGCGTCAGATTCTGGGTACATAAAATTACGAAGAGTATCTAAATGTGAAAATTATTCAATAGTATATGTAATTACATTAACTGATTAAAAATTTATTTATTATTTATTATTTATTATTAACAATTTAACAATTTAAAATTTTTAAAAAATGGAAACAAACGAATTAAAGCGAACGAGAGAAATGGGGCTTGGCGGAAGCGATGCAGCAATGGTTTATAAAGTCGGATTGTATGGTTTACAATCTTTAACAAATACCGACAAAGAGCGGTTGGCTATCATGACAGGACAAAAGGAATTTGTTCCTTCATTCATGAATCAGGCGATGGAGAATGGGCATTTGTTCGAGGATTTTTACGAAAATGTTTTTCTGAAAGAAAGATTTGATTACGAAAAGGAAAAACTTTTAACATTGAAAACAAATCTTAATTTTTCGATTTTTGCGCATGCAGACTTTTTCACTTCCGGAACAGTTCATGAATGTAAATGCACGAAAAATTCTATCGATAAAACGATTGAAATTTATCAACCTCAATTGCAATGGTATTATTTGTTCGATGAAGTTAAAAATGTTAACTTAATACATCATCCGCAAATAAATGAAAATGAACAATTTAAGTATGAAAATATTACAGAAGTTTTCATTGAAAGGGACAATAAAATCATTGATATTTTGATAAATGGAATCAATTTGTTAAATGATTTTGTCGAAGATTTTATCTATGAGAAAAAGGAAGAGCTCACCGAAGATGATTTGGTGTTTTACGAAAAGGAAGCCGTTTTAACGCTTTATAACAAACTTTCAGAAATTAAAAAAATGGAAACGGAAGCCGAAAAGCTAAAATCAGACTTATTACAAATGATGAAAACTTACGGAGTAAAATCAATAAAATCAGACAAATACACGATAAGTTACGTGCCTGAAAGCGAGGCACGGACGTTCGACAAAGTGAAGTTTTTCAAAGACCATCCCGAATTTTCCGAATCGGACTATCTTAAAATTTCAAAAAAGAAGGATTATCTAACGATAAAACTTTTTGATTAATTTTTACAATTTATATTTATTAATAATTTAAAATTTTACAACTATGAAATTAGAGAAAATTGAAGGTTACTTTGACTGCCGTAAATTCAAAAGCGGTCTTTCAAGAAATCAACGTGAATTTAACACTTACGGAGAACGAATCAATTTCTCCGTCGGGTTTGCCGATGAATTTTTGCCTGCTGAAATTGCTGAATTTGCAAACAAAAGTGAAAAGTCGGGTATCAATTACGTGAATTTCAAAATTTTTCCTAAAAATTGCAAATTTTACCTTGCTAATGCCAAACCAATTCAATGTCCTGAATATCAGGTTATTGATGGTGGAAAGTTTTTGGTAAATTTATCTTTTAACATTAAACACGGAAAAGGCACAGAACCGAACGGCTGTTATGTAAATGCTATTCAGATAATTAGGCGTACGGATAACATTTTCGATGCCGTTGAAGACGGAGATTTGAACGTATTTGAAGAGAAAGACCCTTTCACTGAAAAAGACCCTTTCACTGAAAAAGACCCTTTCACTGAAAAAATTAAAAATGTTAAAATTGATAACGAACCTGAAGAAGACTTGCCATTTTAATTTTATTAACAATCGGGGAGGCAACTCCCCGATAAATTCAAAAAATTTATGAAAACACTCAAAGAAATAAGAACAAAAAATAATTTATCAATCGCCGAAATGTCCCGTCGTACTGGATATTCACGAATGTTTATAAAGCGGTGTGAGGAAACAAAACACGTTTCTTTTAACAAGTTAAACATGTATGCAGAAAAGTTAAATTGCCGTTTTGACGTGCTGGAAGAAAATGAATACAAAGTCCGTTTTGAGCATTCAGAAAATGGAATCGAAAGGATAATATTTGAATTTAACGATTCTTATTCTCTGATAATCAATTTATTCAACAAGGTTGCTTATATCGAAAAGGACGGTTTATTTATTGAGAAAGTCAATTTTCAATATCTTAACAACCTTGAAAATCTGTATAGTTTTGTTAAAGGTTTTGCTATTAATAAAGCGAAAAAATGAACAGAATTTATAAATATGAATTACTTCGAGGCAGCAAGCATTACCGCTGTCCGAATTGTAATCATATGACTTTCAAGCCTTTAGTTTATGCAAGCGATGGAAAAACGATTGTTGGCGAGGAGTTCGGAAGGTGCGAAAGAATAAATTCGTGCGGATATTTAAAATTTCCAAATATGAAAGAAATGAAATTTAATGAAAAAGATTTTAACAATTCAGATTGTTATTTCAGAGACGAAACGAAACTGATTACTGATTACATCGACAAAAGCATTGTCGAAAGCACGTTTTGCAATTTCAAAGAAAACATTTTTGCACGTTACATTATAAAAAATTTTGGGAGTGAAACATTTTTTAACTTACAAGAAAAATACAATATAGGTACGGCAAAAAATGGCGGGACAATTTTCTGGCAGGAGGATATTGAAGGACGTTTCAGGACTGGGAAAGTTTTTTATTACAAGACAGACGGACACAGGGACAAGGAGCGTGCAAGCTGGTTTATTCATAAAAAAGTTAAAGAAAACTTTAATCTGAAACAATGTTTGTTTGGTGAACACTTGTTAAAAGATATTAATGTTAAAACAAATGTGGCACTATGCGAAAGTGAGAAAACGGCGGTATTGATGAGTATTTTAGAACCTGAATTTATTTGGCTGGCTTCTGGTGGTTCGGAAATGTTAAACGCCGAACGGTTAAAAGTGTTAACAAATGAAAACATTCTTTTAACGGTTTTTCCAGACAACGGACAATTTGAAAAATGGAAAGAAAAGACAAGATTTATAACAAATCGACAAATGGACTATTCAGTTGAGAATGCGTACAAAGAAGGAATAATTGACAAAGGTGCGGATATTTTAGATTTGTATTTGTTAAAAACTGATTTGAGTGGTTTTAAGAAAAAGAAATAGATTTATTAACAATTAAAATTTAACAATATGAAAATGTATTTCATTCATTCATATGATGAATTGTGTTATTCAATCGAAGAAGTAAAATCATATATGATTGAAAATCAGATAAATGAACTTGATGTGTTTGTTGCAAAAAGGATAACAAATGATGTTGCTTTCTTTTGTAAAAAATATCATGATTCATTTTTGAAGGGCAGCTGTGGAAATTATTGTAAGGATTACATTTCGAGAAATCACAAAAATGGTTGCTGTAAGTTTTTCGGTTATTGTTATGAAAATACAAATCAAATAAAAAAAATTAAAATTTAACAATTAAAAATTTAACATTATGGAAACAATGATTATAATTTTAAGCATTTGCCTTTTCGTTTCAGGAATAATAAACCTGAAATATCTTGCTCAAAATCAGGACTTTGAAGTTGAAAATCAGGAATTGAGAAATGAAATAAAAAGGCTGGAAAAGGAGAATGAAAATCTGTTAAATAACATTAAAAAGTTGTGTGAAAGATAAACATTAAAAATTAACATATGAGAGCATATATTATAAAATTCAAAGGAAAAACAATTCCGATAAATATATTTACAAATTTAAAATTAAAAGTTAATGAAGACGATGAAATTTACGCAGGGATTTTATTTATTCGTAAAAAAGACGCAAAGAAATATTTAGAAACGTTAAGTAATAAACATTTCTATGAAGTTGTAGGAGTAACAATTGACAAGTCAAAAATTGATAATCGTAAAAAATGTTAAAATGATTGAACCTACTGACAAAATAGGAAATATAACACTGTACAACGCTGATTGTATGGAGGTGATGAAAAAGTTCAAAGACAAAGAGTTCGATTTGGCAATTGTCGACCCGCCGTATGGAATTGATATGGATGGTGGCAGTTCTATTAAAAAACTAAAAAGCAGACCTAACTGGAAAGGTTGTAAATATGATAAAAAAGACTGGGATAATTCAATACCAAAAAAAGAATATTTTGATGAATTATTCAGAGTTTCAAAAAATCAAATAATATGGGGTGGTAATTATTTTACAGAATATTTAAAACCAACAAAATCTTGGATAATATGGGATAAAAAAATGAGCCACAACAAAAATTTTAGTCACGCAGAAATGGCTTGGGTTTCATTGAAATCAATTACAAGATTAATAAGCCATTCTGCAACTGGAACTTCTGACAAAAAAATACACCCAACAGAAAAACCCGTACAACTTTACAAATGGCTACTCCAGAACTATGCCAAAGAAGGCGACACTATTTTAGATACTCATTTCGGAAGTTTGTCAATCGGAATCGCCTGCGAAAAATTAGGATTTGAGCTTACGGCAATAGAACTTGATAAAGACTACTACCGAATGGCAAAACAAAGATTACTTGATTTTAAAAAACAATTAACAATTGAATTTTAAAAAAACATTAACTTACGGTTATGAGAACAGATGGTAAAAAAGAAATTTTAGCGTATTGGGTAAGGCATACGAATGAAAAGAAACACTACTTTAAATGGGATTGGAGTATGATATGGATACTTGTAAAATATAGACTTTTGTGGGGAATGAAAATTTCTTTTACAGTAATAAAGGCAATAGATAGAGAAGAATACTTGGTGCAGTTTTTCGCCGAGTAATTTTTATTGTGCCTAACAGTTGTTTGATTATACAAGGAATAAGAGCAAAAGAAAGTAAGGCAAGGAGCGAAATGCCTGTTGAATGTAGTTATAGATTATGTTAATAGAAATGAAATTGGTATGGATACACTTTTTGAAGAGGATTATTCTTGTATGAGTTTGTATCACGGATTGTGCGAATAGAATTGTAATTATGATTGAACCTACTGACAAAATAGGAAATATAACACTGTACAACGCTGATTGTATGGAGGTGATGAAAACTTTTAAGGATAAGCAGTTTGATTTAGCCATTGTTGACCCGCCGTACGGAATTGATATGGCACAAGAATTATTTAAACGAGGGCAAACTTGCAAAAAAAACGGATATAAAGAACACTTAAATAAAGATTGGGATAAGCAAGTTCCAAAACAAATATACTTTGATGAATTATTTAGAATTAGTAAAAATCAAATTGTTTGGGGTGCAAATTATATGACTAAATATTTGCCTGAAAGTATGGGGTGGATAGTATGGAATAAGGTACAAAGAGATTTTTCTTTTGCCGATGGTGAATTAGCATGGACTTCTTTTAAACAAGGGTTAAAGATTTTTGACTATGCAAGAGGAAACGAAAGCGGATTTGCTCCAAAACTAAAAGGACAGGAACGCATAGGAATTAATATACACCCAACTCAAAAACCGATAAGATTGTACGAGTGGCTATTGTTAAATTATGCCAAAGAAGGTGAAAGAATTTTAGACACTCATTTCGGAAGCCTTTCCATCGGCATCGCCTGCGAAAAATTAGGATTTGAGCTTACGGCAATAGAACTGGACAAAGATTATTACCAGATGGCAAAGAAAAGATTGCTTGATTACAAAAATCAATTAACAATTGAATTTTAAAAAAACATTAACTTATGACAATATTTGAAAAATTATGTTATATCGCCGATTGGGAAGTTATCGGAACTCCTGAGGAAACATTTCAGCGGGAGTGTGGTAATCTTCGGGCGATTCCTGATGAGGAGATTGTGGACGTCGTTTTCGCTGGCGGTATCGTGCCTTATTGTTTAACAAAATCTTTTAATTCACAGTCTGAAATTAAGAATTTTATATTAAAAATCTTTAAAAAGACAATGAACTCACCAGCATTGAATGACAAAAAGATTGTTAAAACTTTTCCGCTTTTTGAGACTTTTTACCTGAATGTTAGGTATTTATACTCTCATGGAAAGGTAGATGATGAGGCTAACAAGCGATCTGAACAGATTTGGTTCGGGTCAATAATGGAAAAAAATCGTAGAGAAAAGTTAAAAAAACTTTTCTCCGTTCAATCTGATGAAACAATTTTTAATGAAACTGTTAAAAAGATTAAACAAATTTGGCAGTTCACGGACAAAGATATTAACGCTTTTCGTTACTTCGTTTGTCAGGTGAAAAATGAAGATTTGAATCCTTCTCTTAACAAATGTTTATATTTATGGAGTAAGAAAAAGGAGACGGGGAAAACAAGCATTGCACGGGCGATTATTTCCGTGTTAAATGGAGAGGAGAATATTAACAATATTTCACTTTACGAAAGCAATATTTCAAAGGAGTTGCAATTCTCCGAGCATGATTTGCCCGTTGCTGCTTATTCCAACGCCGTTTTGCTTGATGAGGCGATGCCGAACGATACTAAAAAGATTTACGGACAGTTAAAAAGTGTTATCACTTCGAGGGGTTGCAAGTATAACCCAAAATTCAATTCCGTGATTCATTTAGATTGTCGAAGGAATTATTTATTCACCTCAAATGAGGATATTTCGGAGTTTATCAAGGATGACAGCGACCGCCGATTTATAGTTATTAACAATGAAAACAAACCTGAATATTTAACGTTTGATGAAATTTTTAACATTTGGAAGTTGTTTTGCATTCATGCAACGCCGAGAATCAGTTTCCCTGAATGGTACTCTGAATTTGACTTTATCGAAGGAATACAGACGAAGGATAAGAGCGAAATTATTTCAAGTATTGTTAACAATGCTTCAATTGTTAACGAACTTGAAAATTCACAAGCCTATCAAATTTCAATCGGGTATTTTTACAGAAAATTAAGCAATTCAGATATACCGCAACGAGATGTTAAAAAAATTATTCGACTTGCATGTGAGGAATTATTTGGTAGTTATTTTGCTCCGAGTTGCTGGAAGCGTACAGATATTTTAAAGAAAATTAAGGAATTTAACAAATCACTGATTAATGATTCTGACCCGTTCGAGTTTGAGGAAGAAGAAAACGAACCACCATTTTAAACAATTTTAAAATTAAAAAAATATGTTAACAATTCATGTTTCCGCTAAAGATATTGATATTGAATTTCCTCACCATTTTGAAAAAAAATTCGATGTAACGCCTGAACAAGTTGAGAAATTCAAAGACAGCTTGACAAAAAGAATGATTTCAGGAATAAATACTAAGTTTAACAGGACTTTTAATTTTTACGAAATTTATTATTTTGAAAATGGAAACGAAATTAAAGTTAAAAGGTTATCAGTTAAAAATAATTGATTTTTGTAAACAAAACAAAAATTGTATTTTATCGGTCGGAATGGGATTAGGTAAGACCGCCGCCGTTTTACATTTTATTAATGAAACAAATCCTAAAAGTTGTTTAATTGTCGCCCCGAAACGTGTCGCCGAACATGTGTGGTTGCAAGAGGCAAATAAATGGCTTTTAAGCGACGTTTATAATAAAATGATAGTTGTATCAGGTAATAAGGAGAAACGCCGTCAAAACTTACATGAAGCCAAGCCATACAAAATTATTGGTCGGGATAATTTAAAAGATTTAATTGATGTTAATTTAACTGAATTTGAGTTAATAGTTTTGGATGAGTTAACAAGTTTTAAGAATCATAAAAGCACTCGAAGCAAAATTGTTTATTCGTTAAAAGCAGACAGATACATCGGTTTAACTGGCACTTTGCTGGCAAATGGAGCTATTGATATTTACGGTCAACTTGTCGCCGTTGGAATTAATAAAGGAAATTTTAAATATATTAACGCAAATTTCTATCGATGGAGAGCTACTTATTTCCGTGATAAAATGGCTGGAAGTGGCTTGCAATGGCAAAAATGGGTGTTAAATGTACCACTCGAAGAATTATTAAAACCTGTTAAAAAATATATTTTTACTCTCGATTCAAAGGATTGGCTGGAAGTTCCGCCCGTTGAATTTTTTAAACATAAAATAACATTGTCCGAAAAAGAAATGTTAAATTACATTAAGTTAAATTCTATTTTACAAGTAGAATTACAGGATGATGTTATACCAGTTTCAGAGTCTTCAAAATTTATGAAACTTCAAACTATTTGTAACGGTTTTATATATGATGTTGATTCTAAACCGATTAGAAGTAATTTTTCCACAAAATTAAATGCCGTTGTCGATTTCATTGAGGATTGTTTTAACGAAAATGAAAAAGTGTTATTATTCTACGCTTTCCGTGAAGAGGCGGTTTGGATTGCTGAAATGTTAAAAGAAAGAAATATTAAGTTTTGTTCACCAAACGACAAAAATTTTCTATCAAAATGGGAAAATGGAGAAATAGATGTCCTGATGGCTTACCCAGCATCGGCTGGTCATGGTCTTAACTTGCAATTTGGCGGTAGGATAATTGTTTGGTCATCAGTAACTTATAATTTTGAATTTTGGGAGCAGGCGAAAGCACGACTTGTCAGGCAAGGTCAAAATAGTAATGTACAAATTCATGTGTTTTCTGCGAAAGATACTGTCGAAGAAAAACAATTTGTTTCTTTAATGAATAAAAAGTCTGAAAATCAGAAATTTATAGATTTGACAAAATAAGTTAAAAAATGAAAAGAATTGAATCTGAACTTGAAAAGAAATGCTCACAATATGCCCGTGAGCGTGGCTGGGCGTCTGTGAAGCTGGAAAAAAATTGGAATAAAGGAGTACCCGACCGTCTGTTTGTTAAAAATGATAAAGTTTTCTTTGTCGAATTTAAAAAGGATTCTAAACAAATCTTAACAAAAGAACAAATTTTTTGGCGTGAGTTTACTAAACCGATACATTTTGTTATTTCAAATTTTGAAGACTTCAAAGGAATTGTATTTTTTAAAGATTGATTTATTTTTTCAATTTGTTTATAAACCGTTGACTTTTAATTATTTCAACGGTTTTTTTGTTTAGTTTCAGTGGAAAATTTATTTAGAAAAAATTTTTTCTAACAATTTTTTTCAATTTTTTAGTGAATTTTCTAATAAATTGATTGTCAGATACTTAAATTGTTAAAAATAGTTAAGTCTTTGAATATCAGTATTTTATAACTATTTAATAATGAATAATTTAGAAATTATAAAATATTATTATAAATTATATATATTAGTAAATATTATATATACTTTCTGAAATGAATTTTTTTTCTAATTTTCTAAAAAATTCAATTAATACACTGAAACTCAACAAGTTAATCAATTAGAAAATTTTAAAGCATTATTTTTTTTGTGGGAAAATAACAAATTATTTGCATGTGATTTGTTTATTCATTGATTTTCAGTAACTTAATTTTTTAGTGAATTTAATTATTTTACATTCCTTGAATTTATCTGGGTTATCAAATTTCTTTCTGTTTGATTTTCAAAGTGTTATATTTTTTTAATTTTTTTTAACAGAATAAAATATATTTAAACATTTTTTTGGTTTGAATTTTGTTCGTATATTTGTTGGTTATCTGTAAAAGTTTGTTTACATTTGTGAAAGATTTATTTGTTTAATACTTAAGTAATTGATTATCATGAAAGCAGGAGCAGGGAGAGGGCTGGCACGCTCAAACAAGTACAAAAAAAAATATGCCATGTTTGCTCGTAGGGGCGAGGCTTACGGAAAAGAATTAAGGAATCTTAACGATTTAGCTTTAGCCTGTGAAGTAAGTTTGAAGCAAATACGGAAATGGGCAATCGACAACAAAGACTTTGCCGAATCGCTGGATATATTTAACACAATTTTAGCAAACAAAATACAAAATTTAATTTTGGATGTTTGTGAAGGAAAGTTAAAGAACGCCAACATTGCAGCATTGATTTTCGCAGCCAAGAATCAAAGCGAATGGAATGATACGTCGAATATCAACTTTACGGAAGCAAAGATTTGTAAATTTGAACCTTACGAAAAATAACAATTTGAATAAATGTTAACAATATCAAAAGTTTACGATGAATTTTTTCGGAGTACGAAAGGAGAAAGAATCGTATTGTTAAAGGGCGGTCGCCGAAGCGGTAAGACTTACGCCCTTTTTTTTCGATTTCTTGTAATCGCCGAACAAGGTAGCGGAGGGCTTTTCCTAATAACAGCCCCTACTTATCCTATTTTAGGAAAACTTGTTTCTGATTTTCGTGCGATAACAGGCAAAGAACCGAAAGGCACGAAAGACGGCGGATTCACGGCGATACATTTTAACGGAATTTTTAGATTTGAAACATTTGATAACGCTCAAAAGGCGAGGGGTGTTAAATGTAAGGACTTATGGGTTAATGAGGCGAGCGGTTACGAAAAAGAAATTTTCGACGAGTTATCGTTCGGCGTTGAAAGGCAAATCTTTTGCGACTACAATCCGAACATTAGATTTTGGGCGACAGAGTTAGAAAATGTTAACAATTGTTTAACTACAACATTCCGAGACAATAAGTATTTAACAAAAGAACAAATCAAACACTTTGAAGAGGTAGAGGAAAGAGGCATGAATGCACGAGTAGGAAGTTACGAATGGAAGCTCTGGCAAAATGAAGTATTAGGAAATTACGCCGAAATGGGCGGTAACATTTTTAACAATGTTTACGAAATTTCACAAACCGATTACGATAAAATTGATGCGGTTGAAACTCTTGGGCTGGACTTTGGAGACACACGAGACCCGAATTGCCTTGTCGGTGTTAAATACTTTAACAATTGCATGTATGTTAGATATTACTTCAAAGAAACAGCCATTTCAGATTCATATTTAGCCGAAGTAATTGCAAAAATTCAGAAACCTAAACAAAAATTAATATATGAAACAGCGACAGGCGGAAACACAAGAATTGTTAACATTCTACAAAATAAGAATATAAAAGTTACAACAATACCTGTTATTAAGCAATCCGTTACGGCGTCTGTGTTGGCGATGTGCGACTATGAAAAGATATTTGTCTGCGACGATACAGACCACGAATTTGCTAACTATAAGATTGTCAACGGAGTACTATCAGACAAAGACAATCACGGAATCGATGCAGCAAGGTACGTCGATATTATGACCAAACTAAGTTGACACCTGAAAAGTTAAATAATGTTAAAGTTTTATAAAAAAGTATCAATTAACAAAATAATGTTTATATTTGCAAATGTTAAAATTTTAACAAATGAGAATAATATTTAACAATAAGAAAAAGCGGTTGTCGGCGAACAATGGAGTGTTCGGGCTTACTTTGAGCAAGGACAATTACAATGAAATGGTATTGGCTGGGTTGTTTAAGAAAATTTTCAAAAAATTAAATCTTTTTGATTTTGTTGTAACAACCAAAAACTCAATCACAAATGGAACGACTTTGTATTTTCTTAACAATCAGTTGCCTGTAGCTTATGCCGAATTGTTTAAAAATGGTTTTCTTTTGTTTACATTAAACGAATCTGGCAAATTAACATTTTGGCAGAAAAAGGAATGCACATTTGGCGGAAATGGCGTATACAAAAGCCCTTACGGCGATATTTGCGATATTTTTTATTCAGACACTTATTTAATTTTTGGGCGGTCGGATTACGATTTGTCGCTTGATTTGTTAAAAAGTATTGATACAGTGTTAAACGGAGCGACAACAGTAATAAAAAGGCTGGGTGTCTTTGTTGTCGGAGCGCCAGAGCAGCCGCAACAGAATCCTCAAACCGTGATACTTGATGACGAGGAGAGAGAAGAACTTGAAAAAAATGTTATCAAAGATTACGGAATGTTAAGCGAACAAAAGCAGTTCATGTTTTTAAGGAGACCGTTAAAATTAACACGTGTGGCACTCGGCGGAAAAGACTTAATGTTAACTGAAACTTTAGAAATGTTAATAAAAATTTTGGCTGATGTTGTGGAAATTCCGTATGACTGTGTCGCTTTGAGTGGTAAAAGTACTTTTGCAAATCAGGAGCAGGCGGAGCAGGCATTGCAGGATTCAGCCGAAGCGTTTGTATCTAAAATTTGGGCGTTTTTGAATAAAATGCAAATAAATTTTAATTGGACTGTTAATAATAATAAATATGGAAAAAATAATTAAAGAAAATAAAATAATTGTTAACAACTTTTTTTCATTTAATGGTGTTAAAAAGTCAGAATCTGGAAACCTTATCGTTTCAGGTCTGTTAACAAAATTTAATGATGAAGAGGCTAATTTTAACGGATATGTATATAAATCAGGTTGTTATAATGAATTTTGTGAAAACTATTTTCAAAAGAACAATAAGAACATTCCCGTTGAATTGTTGCATAACTCTTTCGATATTAATCACTTATGCGGGAAAGTATTGGAATTTACAGCGGATGACAATCAAGCGACGATTATTTGCGAAATTTCACGGCATGCAACACTTTTTAATAACATTGAAGGATTGATTGAAGACGGTATTTTGCAGGGATTCTCTGACACTTCCTACGTAACGGACGGATATATTGACAATGAAAAAGGACTTTTATTTGTGAATAAATGTCAAATTTTAAGCGTTTCATTGGTTCAGAATCCAGCCGTTGCGGTCAGCAATTTAACTATTAACAATTCGACTAAATTTAACTTTTTTAAAACCAAAAATTACGACAAAAAAAGGGAAAAACATAACAGTTTTTTCTTTAACATTTAATAACAAACCTAAAAACTAAAAAGAAATGAAAAAGACGTATTTTACGAGACTGTTAAATTCTATCAAATCTGGTCTCATGAAAAACACCGTAACTCCTG